ACCATCATATAATGAAATTACATCAAGAGAAGGATCTTCTTCGAAAAACGATCCACCATTTGGAACAGTGACAGTTAAAATTGGATAAACATTTAATGTTTCAAATGATAATGCGTCTTGCAGCGTAGTATTTGCATTTGCAGAAGCAATATTATCAAATGCATAATTTGCAGAATTTAACAAGGTGTTTGCTTTTAGAACAATATTATCAACTGCATATGATAACTGAATATTATTTGCTGTATCAACTGATGCAACAATTACATTTGCCCCAACTCCATTTGCTGAAACAATATCAATTAAAGAATTTGGGAATGTTCTAAATCCATAACCACGTTTAATTACAGTGACAGAATCAATACCGCCAACAGTAACATTACCAACTTGTGCAACTGCTTTTGTTTTCGTTGGAGAAGTTGTATCTAATCCACCATTAATTACAACAGGATCGCCTGTAAGATATCTTGTTCCTCGGCGATTAGAATTAATTCGAATATTCGAAAGTGCGCCTATAATCTTCTCAGAAAACGTTTGCGTTACACCATTTCCATCAACATATTCAATTTCTAAAAATTCGCCGTTTTGAAACAAGCGATTTACATTTGAAACATAAATTTCAATGATCTCATTGCCTGTAGTTTTATCGATAGTTCTGAATGCACTCTCAACAATACAGCTGGCGCGTGAAATGCTACCGTAACCCTTTCGTTTTTCAATCAAATTTAAGTTTAAAGATAGATTTGCGCTGCTAAGACTCAATCTAAATGCTTGCGGTAACACCCATTTACCATCGGAAGCCTTTAAAATTTGTAATTTTGGGAAAAATACTTGTAAATCTGTATTATAGAGGACTTTGAACAAGAATTCAAATGATTCAGGTGTGCCTTTTTTCGCATAAAAGTCGCGAGCAGCCTTTATAATTCTTTCTGTTGATAGTTCAGTACTATCAGGAAACGAAGGAATGATCTTATTCTTAAAATATTGTAAAAAAGACTCTCTTGCAGCATCAACATCATAATTATCTGAAAATCTTTTTAGTTCATACACTGGTTGATTTGGTGTTTCAAGAAATTCGTAGTATTTTTGTAAAAATTCAACAAAAATAGGGTGATCCTGACGAATAAACTCAGGCAACTGCCATTTAACGAGTGTTGATAATCTTTCTTGTGATGACATATTAGGTCGTTACTGGTATAACTTCAACGGTGATTGCTGCCGAGTCGTCTTGATCAACTGTAATAATTGAACTTCTTGTTGAACTGAACAAATTATTCTCTGGCATTGCGTAAAATTTGATAACTTTCAGTGAATTTTTAATATCCAATGGAGCAAAATTCTGCAAAGTGATAGTTCCAGTTGAATAATCAACTGTTGCAGCATCTTCAGACAAAATTACTTTAATTTGATTGTCGTCAAAATAGTAGGTACGCAATTTACCAACTGAATTTTGAATTACTGCTTGTAAAATAACACTTGTTAACTCTGCGCCGTCAGTGTCATATGCCTTAACCGCAGCTGTTGAGTATTCGCTACCAGCATTAGTCACATTTACAGAAGTGATTTTACCATTTGTGATGACTGCAGTAGCGTTTGCACCGAATCCGTCACCTGTAATTCTAATTGTTGGCGCAACTGTAAACCCAGATCCACCTGATTTGATCAATACTGATGAGATTCCAGTTGAAGATTGCGGCACTTCTTCAAAAAACACTTCTCTAATATTATCTTCATTATCATAAGCAGTAAATGCTGGCGTTGATTTGATACGATTCACATTAGTTGACTTCTTTAATGGTGTGTAGAAGTTTAAAACATAGTTTTTTGGTGATGCAGACAATGTTGGCTCTAATCTTTTTTCAATTGTAACGTCAATTTCATTACTTAGAATTGCAGTTTCGATATTATCAACTTCTCGCGTTAATCGTGAGACTTTAAAATAAGAGTTGAAGTTGTCTAAATTTGTATTTGCAAAGTTATAAACTGCAGTTTTCACTGAACTTGCAATCTGTCCAGGTGTTTTCGTCGTTGCAGTTGGATCATATGTGACTTTGACTGCCAAATTTAAGAAATTATAATCAGGATCAACAAATTCTGGAGTTACAGTTACAATACTCAGAGGCGCAACAACACTGTTTAAAATGAATTGCTTTTCTGTTGTGGTAATTTCATAACCAGAAGCAGGTTTTGCAGAAACAAAAACCTTTCCATAAACAGGTGGATCATTTTCTTCACCGCCCCAAACGTTCACGGCTTCAAGTGATGGATAATCTCTTTGAATCAGCGAGATATAATCTGTTTTTGTGACTGCGCGATTTCTAGTTGCAAATACTTTTGGTGCTGTAAACTTGATGCTGTTCAAAGATTCAGCAGCTGTTCCACCTTGCGCAACATCATTTACAACAACTGTTCCGCTAGTAAGAGTGCCAACAGCATCAACAAGAGTAAATTGATTTGTTTTGTTTGATGCTGCGCCTTTACTTCTAACATAACTCATGATAACTAAATTGCTATCTGATAGTTTTCTACCTAAAATATTATCACCAAAATAAATTTGATACTTTCCACCTTGTGTTTCATCGAGGTAATATACTGCAGAGTTTGCAGAAACTTCAGTTGCATCTGTTGCAAGCGTATAAGTCGTTTGTGTTAGATCAACAGATGAATTTTGAACAATAACCTCAAGCGTTGATGTATCAATATCTTCATCTGGAATTTCAAATAATTGTTGAGGGTTGTTTTGCTCGTTATAAGTTAAAACAATATTGACTGGACGACCCTCAGTAATTTCTAGATTTGAGAAAGTAAACGCAGTGTTTGATTTTGTGATAGTTTGCTCATTTAGAGTCACATATGTGAAGTTCACTCCATTAATCGCAACACCAGAAAATCTTGTGAATCTAGGAATTGTTAATGAAGTCAAGTTTGCAACAGCAGCGTTGTTCGCTTGAGTGAATATAAGATTTACGTTTGCCTTTGAACTTGTAACTGATCTTGGTGTATAACCGAGCATCTTGGCGTGTGAAACGACTGCGTCGCGAAGTGATGCCGTGTCTAAGAATGCTTCATTGGCAATCATGTTGGCATAGAAAGCCATATAATGCGTATTATAGGCTAATAGATCGATAAGATTCGAAAGACCAGAACCTTCAAAATCATAGTCTGAAAAGGTTGTTTGAGATCTTAGAAAATCCTTTAGATTGGCTTTAATTGTATTAAAGTCAGGATTTGAAACAATTAATTTATTTTCTAAATTTGCAGCCATTATCTCAACCTATTAAGAAACAGTGTAGTTCTGAGTGGTGCGGTAGAGTTTGTTGTAAAGAATGTAAGCGTGACTTCGTAACTATTTCTATCATAGTCAGCAACCACCTGAATATCTCTAACAGTCACTCTTGGTTCGTAATTTTTTATTAATACCATCAATTCTTTTTGAAGAATCGATCCTGTAATCGGGTCTAATGGTTCGAAAAGCATGGCGCGAATATTGCTACCAAGTTTCGGATTAAATGGTCTTTCGTAAAAGTTCGTATAAACTAAATTTTTAAGAGAGGCAATAATCGCATTAGTTCCTGTTTTACGAGCAACATCTTTCGTTACGGGATGTTTCGTAAAATTTAGATCTAGATCTGAAAATGCTCTTTCTTCAGCCGACATTTGTTTCTCTTTTTATGATTCTATATTTATATTAAACTTTTGACGGTCTAAAAATACCAATCAATGTGCCGTCTCCAGGAGAAACGTATCCATTTTGCCAAGATATACTGACGTCGCCTTGAGATGGATTGATTTTCGGAGTGCCGAAGGAACTTCTCTTTTTCTGATTTCCACCAACAAACGAGAGTGCTCCATTGTTATTCGAATACACGAAACTGACGTGACTATATCTCCAGAGTGCGATGTCTCCTGGCTGAGCCTGTCTCGGATCAAGAATTTGTGTAACTCTATAATCACTTAATCGATCTCGAACGTCGAAGGCTCGAGCAGTTTGCACATATCGATATCCATTTTGTTTCAATCCATAGTTCACGAAACCCATACACCATGAAGTTTGGTCTGTATTCCATGGCGATTTTGTTCCAAATCCAAGATCTTTCCAAATTCCTAAGATGTTTGGATTCGAATCGGCTCCAGCCATTCCTGTTTCTAACCAGTATCCATCTGAATTGGTTTTAGAGAGTTGCTCATCGAGCCAAGACTTGAGGTCTGATCCATCTGTGAGTGTAGGATTTAGTGGATTTAATAAACTTTCACCGACTCCACTTGTATCTGGAGTTCCAATATAATTTGGTTTTACATCACCGCGATCTGCATCTTCGTTATAGAATGCATTTGGATTCTTGATATATTCGATGACTTGATTGTTAATTTCCTCTGCACGATCAACAGGAATTCGAACGCTCGGACTCTTTTCGAAGAATACTGGAGGGTCATTATATTCCAATACTTCGAGCGGATCACCAAGTCCAGTTGGAGATGCAGGTATCGCAGGACCTGCAGGGATTCCAGGAATTGGAACCCCTGTAATCGGTGATGGTGGGAATGGAGACATAGTTTGCAACGGAGCAACGAGTTTAGCACCAATACCCACAACAGTTCCCTGTAAATTGAGTAGTCCAGCGGATGTAAGTGAAACAACTGCTCCGTTCAATCCTACGGTCGCTGCTGTCATTGCAGCGGTTCCAGCAGCCAGAACATTAAATTGAGCACCTGCTTGAATACTTACTGCACCACCACCCCGAACTGCTACGAAACCACCAGCAGTCACAGAAATGTCAATACCAGCAGTCAGGGTAGTTCCAACCTCAGAGAGAATTGAGACTTCGCCACCTTGCAATGCAACTGCGCCCTCGCCAACCAAGAATACACCACCGTCTTCATCATCACCATTGCCAGTGATATACACACCTTTATTCGCAAGTTGATTAATATAGTTGTTTGCTTCTAAATTAATATTATCAGCCTTCACATTAAAGTCGCCGCCAACTGTGTAGTTTACACTACCAGCAATATTTGCATTCACGTCATTGTGGGCTTCAAGATTAACATGCCCAAAGACCTTCATGTTTACATTCGATTCAACTGTGAGATTTACACGACCTTTAATATAAACGTGATCGTCAGAGAAAATGATCTTATAATTATTCTTTACAATCTTTTCGACTTTAGTTCCAGAAGGATAGATTTCTTGAAAAGTTCCAGAGCGGTGAGCAATATGTACACGCTCAGAACCAGGAGTATCATCGAACTCCATCACGTGACCAGATTCAGTTTCCCAAACTTTATTAAATGGATATTCTGCATCATAAGCAGGATCAGGTTCTTTCCAAGTATCTGTCTCAGAAATTGGAACAGTGACATTTCCATTCTTTTTCGAAAGAAGAACTGTATCATCTACTTGTTCATTGCGAACAAGTGGACTGTTTGTTGGGAATCCAATTTGAAGCGCAGATGGGTTTCTTAGAGCCGCTAATTGCTCTTCATCCGTAACTTCCTCAATTGTGGCTCCAGTGCCATCTTGTTCATAAGCCACACCAAGTGGTCTTTTTGGAGATGCAGCAATCTCTGCTGGAGATCTAAGATCAGCAAAACCTTGATTCGGATCTGTCATTTCTTGCGGAATGCCAGGAACGATTCCCATCATTACTGGCTGTTGCGCATAAGATCCATCAATAAAGAAACCGAAAACATAATCGCCTTCTTTTGGCGTTGAGAATGTTTGATTGTTGACCGCATGAACTGGAAGAGCCCATGGAAGATCTGCAGATGGAATATCAGTTAAATTGGCACTATGAGTGCCAAATATTCTTACTTGACAGCGACCAAGTAGTAATGGATCATTGCGGTTTTCTACAACGCCAAACCACCATTGAAATCCATCTAAACCAATAAAATCTTTACGAAATTTACTCATGATGTTTTAGCAGATGTTAATAATTGAGAATCATCAGCAACAGCAGATGGGAATGGTTGCAATACAGAATCTTTACATAATTCAAGATAGCAGATATATTTATTGTTAACTATTCGATGTCTTACTGCCGTTACAAGAAATCTTCCTGCTTTGTATGGATCAACTTGCGTTTCTTCAACTTCATTGATTGGTTGAAGAAATGGAAAATCGACGTTTATAACTTGACCTGCTTCATATGAAGTATCACCAGCAATTGTTACATGCATTTTATAGTGATTCAATAAAGACAATTGATGCGCTCTTTGCAAAAGAATTTTATCAAT